CAATAGAATCCAGTTTATGCTTCCGCGCTCGTAACTTTTGGGTCTTCTTCACCTGCTTTAACGTCTGCTACTGTTTCACTCCAAATTTCGTAAGACTTTACAGGCTTGCCTGCGTTCTCACGCTTGTAAGCGTTATAGGCCAAAAACATCAAGTCCCAAATTCCTATGACTTCTTGAGCCTGTGAAATTGTGTGGCCTGTGGTCTTTTCCCATTTTGCCCACTCAGGTGGCTGAGCCATGTAGGTGGCAACATCGCCTGAGTTGTATTCGATTGTGATTGGTAGTTTCATTTTTGCTCCCGTCTATTTTTTAACTGAATGATTCGGCAGGTGTGCCGACTACTGTCATGCTCCATGAATCGGTCTGAGCGCCTGGGGCTGCTCCGCCGACTACAGGGAATACTGGCAAGACGTTACAAGTAAATACTGCACCTGTAGCGGCTGTAAGTGAAACTGCCAAAGTGGTGTTAGGCGCTGTTTCAGCGGCTGTCCACATGGCCTCGAATAGTGATGATGCTGCGCCCCAGTCTGCTAGCAAGTCAATCGCTAGAGTCCACTGGTCATCTGTGTGCTTGTAGGCCTTACCGTCGAGTGTCTGAAAAACATCGATAGTTGGGCTGTTGGTGAGTGTGACGCTAGTTGTCTGCGCATCGTAATTTACTGTTGCGATTGTCAGGACTAGGTCGCGACCCGTAATGACTGTTGTTGGCATTATTGGTTCTCCTTATGCTGTCTGCGTGTAGCGGGTGCTCACGCGTATATCTGCGACCAGCAAGTTGCTAGCGCCTACTTGTGTAACTGTTGGCCTTTCGACCGCGATAACTTCGTACCCGTTAGGGATGCGAGTTACCACACTTGTAATCAATTGCTCCAGGTTATCCAGGCTTGCTGGATTGCTGTTATAAGCAACTGCGCAGGTAATTGTAAAATTAAGTTTGCTTCTAAATGTGCTGTTACCGATAGTCTCAAATTCCATGTAAGGCGAATCAGGGACCAACATTACCGCAGGAACTGGGACCTGCTCAGGGACGTAACTAAATACGTTTGCGGTTACTGTCGCTAGCGCTGTAGCAAGTGGCTGGCGAACTGCAGATAAAATCGTAGATGGCATTACTGGGCTATCGTCTCTACATCAACGTAAGCGCCTAGCAAACCTGAGACGCGATTATAAAGGCTGCGACCCATGCGGAAAGGTGTTGGAGCAAAATCCACCCCTTCAATCTGTCCACCTGGGGCAGTGCGTGACTGGAAAACTTCTACTGAAACTACAAGGATTGCAGACTCGACTGCTGAGACTCCAACGTAAGTTGAAGCGCCTGAGAGAGTTGCAGTGCCTGCAGGGATGACGTTTTTCTCATTTACATTTGCTGCGTCAATTGTGGCTGAAAATGTAAAGTCTGAAACGCCTGTCAAAACTGTGTGTGTGCCATTGAAGGGAACTCCGCAGCCTGTGACTACTACGCTCTGACCTTCAGTAAATTCGTGAACTAGAGTCGTAGTAAATGTTGCTACGTCGTCAGATAGTTCAACCTTAGAAATTGGTGATGAAAAGGTATTTAGTAGCGGCAAAATTACTTGCTCGCTAGTGTCAATTACGTCTGCTAGATAAGTGTCATCATAAAGGGAAGAAGAGACGCCTAACACCTGGCGCAATTGCGCAACTGTGATAATGGATGGCATCTCTTCTTCTCTCTATTAGGGGTGGGGGACGAGCGGGAGCACCCGCCCCCCACGATTAATTGACTACGCTACGTTTAGTTTACGGAACGCTGCTGGGTAACGATTTACTACGCAAACATAACCATAGAGGCCGATTTCAATTTGACCATTGGCTACGACGTTTGCGCGTAGTTCGATTTGTGCTCCTTCATGGAAACGCATAGCGTTTGAAGGATAGACAAGTGCATGCTTTGCGTTAGCGTTATCACCTGTGTAGTTAGCATCAACTACAAGGCCGAGGCCTGCAACTGTACCCGCTGTTGAACCTTGTGAAACAAGGCCGTTTGCGTTTTGTGGTGCAGCCGCTGCGTAGATTGGGCGGCCTGTGGTATCAACTGCAGCGAGAAGTCCCGCGAAGTCGATTCCATCTTCTCCACCTGTGTTAGCGACAAGAAGACGGTTAGGTGTTGAGCGCATTACGCCGTAAGCGTCTGCAATTCCCTTAGCAATTGCTCCGTAGATTGTCGCTGCAGAAGAACCTGCTGCTGCTTCTGAAGCAATTTGTGCTGCGTATGCATCTGTCTTCTGAGCATAGGATTCTGCCAACTCTCTGAGATACAAATCTAAAAAGCCGGGCTCACTGCGGTCAAGCAGTTCGACGTCGATGACGCCTGCACCTGCGAACTTGACTACTGTGTCTTCCTGGAAAGTTACTGTGGTATCTGTAGAAGCAAACTCTGCGCCTTCAGCGGTTAGTCCAACTGAAGCCTTTGTACCCAACTTAGGAGTGAAAATTTTCATGCCTGAGGCTGGGAGAGCAGCGCGCTCGATGCTATCAATAAACGGGCGTGAGTTATCAATAATGCCGATAACGTCGCGTAGGTAAGTTGGAGGAACCATTCCTGTGTTCTCTGCAACTGTAGCAACCTGTAGGGCTGCAATAAGGTCACGAGCATCTGCGTCGCCGCGTGATGCCTGGATTTGTGCCATAGCAAATTGTCCCGCTGTTACGTCGGTGTTAATGCGTGGCTTTGAATATGCAACTGGTGCAGATGGTGCTGCAGCAATTACCTGTGGCATAGAGGCTTCAACCGCTTCGGTTGTTGTTGCCTCTGAAGTGGTTTCAGACACTAGGCCTTCTCCTTCGGTTAATGGAACTTCCTCGACTGGAACTTCCTCTGTGTTTTCAGACGCCGCAACTCTCGCGGAATCTATCGCTGGGTCAGTGACCAGCGAAATCTCTATAAGACGTGCTGCAGTAATATGCATTACGCCTTCTTTGCTTTCCCATGAATTGACTTTAACTCCAACTGAAAAACCATCACGCAAACCAGTGCTTGCTTCTACTAGTGCGTCTTCGCCTGAACTTGTTTTAGCAACATGGAAGACCGCGTCCACGCCTTGAGGAGTAATATCAAATGATTTTAGAGTCCCAATAGGGCGGGTGCGCTCATGCTCAAGAAGAAGTTTTGTCTTCTTGCCAAACTCAATTGAGTTAGGTTCAAATACTGTTTCGCCTGCAGAGGTGTATCCTTTTTCGCCCCAGGTAACTACTCTGCCTGCAATTTCGCGCTTATCAAAGTCAGCCGCGACTACATTCATTGAGAAATTAATTTCCATTATTGATTAGGTCCTCTTCTTCCTGGATTTGCTCTACTGACATAGCGCCAATGCGATTTAAAATTTCATAAACCTGTGCGCGTTGCATTGGGTCGCCACGCAAGAAGTCATCTAGGTCATGGCGAATAACTGTTCCCGCTGGGACAAAATCAGGCTGTGATAAACGCTGTTCGATAGCGATTAGCACTGGACGCAGTGAGAAATCCACAAGGGACTTGCGCTCTGAAAGTGCGTTTGAATATGTCATGCTATTAGGCTCTGCAGATAAGAAATAAGCAGGGATGCCTGCGGCTCTTGCTACTTCCAAAGCAATATACTGGCGGGCTTCTGCAAGTTGAAGTTTGGAAGGGTCGAAACCTAAAACTTGTAAATCTACATCTGCGTTAAGGAAAGCAGTAGTGTCGCCATCCTGACGTGAGCGGTTAAAGGAAGTAATTAAAGCCTTGATGCGCTCTGCAGTTAAATTTGCACCTGTTGATTTAAGAACTGTTGCAGGCACTGGAGTCTTTGCGTACTTTTCTACTGCGCGTTCCATATACATGGCTGCGCGAATTGTGCGACCTGCGCGGTTGAAGAATCCTTCGTCTAATCCCGGGAAATAGATAATCGAGCCAACACCTGATAGTGGGACTGCTTTGCCGTCAATCATGTAACCGATAATTTCGGTCATGTTGCTGTTGAACTGTGGGCTTACGCGGTCAAATGCAACGTAGGACCAATCCTGGATACGTCCATCTGCATAAACTGCATTGACTACGCCGTAGCCTGCTCCGCGTGACCAAATATCAAATGAAAGCCATGAATAAACTACTGCGCCTGAAATTCTTGCATCAGGTTGGTTAATGCATCGGTTTGGCTCTAAGTGTTGGCCTGTGCTCTTAACATATTGCTCTTTAGGCAAACTTGCCACGGTTGAGCAGATAATTCCTTTGGCGCGAGCCACTGAAGGTACACTCATCGCCTCGATTGGATTGGCCACGATAGTAGTGGCGTTCATAACCCCGTAAGGATACTGAACATTGAAAGGTTGAAGCGCCGCTTCTACATCCACGATTTCAGGCGTTGGATTAGATGCGCGAAAAATATCAAAGAGTCCCATTAGTGCAAATTATACATGAGAACTGTGTCACATGATGACTATATCTACTTCAGTTTCAGGTGGTGTCGCAAAATGGCAAACCATAGCCATAGCGACCGCTGCGCAAATCGTGGCGTTGGAAACCTTGCGGCCTAGATACCATCCCCCATCCTTGAAAGGAAGTTTGACTGCCGATAGCACCTGGCGATTAAATTCATCTTGGTTCGGATGCCGCAATCTGCCCGACGTAATCGCCGAAAGCATTTCGTCACACGCCTGGCCGTACAAAGCCCCGTCTATCGGGGTGGTGTTAATTCCCGCAGGTGCGAAGAGCGCCGCTACCGCGCCTGAAGTCTGCCTGGAGTAAGCAATCGTCTGAGTTGGGAACTTGCGGACCCAGTCGGCTATGTCATTGGCGATTTGTTTGGCGTCTAGGTTTACTGGGTTGGTCCAGGTTTGAAGTAAGACCACGTTTATGTTATCGCCTTCACGTTGGCCTGCGATTAACGCGGCTTCCTGGCGATTCGGTGACAAATCAATTGCCATCCAGGTTTCGGCTTCCCTATCTAACTTCAGGCCATCTACTGCGCCTGCTTTCCAGTTCGTAGGGTTAATGGCTGGATTGATTACCGACACCCACTGACAAAGTAACTCTGTGCGGATGATTGATTCGTCATCTTCAAGCGCCGCAGCGAAGTTATCGTGGCTCATTGTGTAGCCGAGGCTCGGGTTTGCCTGGGCAAAGGCTTCCCAGTTTGGCTCGCCGTTAGGCAAACGGATAGCGCAGCCTTCTTCAGCGCTCCATTCAAACCAGCCGATACGGTCGTTATTGCCAGCCGCTGCCGCTAAGCCTCTCTCACGCAGGCGGTTCAGGATTACCGAGTGTTGGTCCCCTGCGTTGCTAAAGATGATGGTCTGAGGATTAGGGTTGGACATTTGAGTAAAGCGAAGGGATGACCACACTTCATCATCCTTGAACTCACGGACTTCGTCCATGTAAACCGTGTCGGGGGCCGCGATACCGCGGGCAGCCGAGTTATTGGCTCTGACCAAGTATCTCTCACCTGTTTTTAACTTGATTTCCTGGGAGCCTTTGGTTTCGTACTTCTTGAGGAATCTATCTATCAAATGAGAATAGGAATTAATGACGTCATCTATCTTCCAAAAGATTTCAGACGAAGTAGTCAGTTTGTGGGCCGTGTGGACCTGTAGTTTTTGGTTTAGGGCAAACATTCGCCACAAAATCATTAACTGCATGAAGGTAGATTTACCATTTTGGCGGCTGATAATGACCCCCACTTCCTTAAAATAGAACTTGTCATCCTCGGTCACTTTGCAGATTTCGTGGGCCAGCCACTGTTGCCAGGGTAGTAAAGGAAAGCCAATTGACTCGCAAAACTCTATAAAATCTATGCCTAGACTGGGTAAATCAGGGGATTGAGTCCATATACGAGGCTCCAAAACCCCCTGTATGGGCGATTGAGGGCTATTTGAGGCGTCTAAGGTCATATGAGTCTAGTCTAGTCGTTTTCGGGGCTGTAGTGGGCTATAGAGCCGTTTTCAGGGGTATTAAGAACATGAGGGGTCATGGTCTTC